GTTATGGTGTTACCAAGAGCGTTCTGAACGGCACCAATATTTGACCCCTCAGATGTGTCAATAGTAACGTTAACCGCATCACGGTATTCACCGTCCGGTACTAATCTCTCGTCGAGATCTTTGTTCATCCTACCGGCAAGAAATGTTCTTTGAAACTCCATCTATTTAATCCATTTATCCTTGCCTCGCATAGCCATAAGCAATCGACCAGGATGCATGTTACTTAATCTAATTTTAGTATTTCTAAGTAGAGCTGTCTTTTCTTTCTTAACTCTATTCACGATGTATTCTTGAACGCCAAACTTATTGTTAAGTAGGGCATACTTTAAGTAAGCGTAAACGTATTCCTCAGCAAGTTTGTTGATTGTGATAAGAGAGTCATCACCGTTTTCCATGCCATCTGAAATGTATTCAAGAACAATATACGCATACTGAACACCAGATGTAAAATCAATAACGCCAGCTGCTTTATTAACAAAGAATCTTGGGTTTATATTTGCATCAGCTGTCTCTAAACCAAAGTTCTGCGCGATAGGATATCCAAAGTACCACTCCCCCTCATATTCCCATCCCATTTGGTTATAGTATGGACCAGGGCCTACGTATAATTGGTTCTGTTGACGTAGTATGTCTAGCTTAGCTTCACCTACAACAACCTCACCATTTGAGTCAAACACAATGTCACCATTGTTATCTTGTAAGTACGCTGTAGCTGTAATGCTCTGACGAGCCTCTGTAAGCGGATATAAGACACCATTTCGGAGCATTGATATCCTTGCATAGTTTACATAGTCAGGAGGCAATACCATCTTTAATTGATCGCCTAGCTCAAACTCAAGAACCTTAATGTTTCTAAGTGCGTCGTAGTTAATCTCTTGGATTGCCCTCTTTGCGTGAAATAGAACAGTATATCTGTCGACATTATTAACCAACTTGTCATTGCCAACATACATCAATATAAAGTTATTGACGATGTCAGCTAAACTGACGTACTGATAAGACCCCCAATTAGCGTCTTTAGGAATGTTACCATTATTGGTATAGTACTGATAGTTAGTAATATATGCCATTATTGTTTTTGTTGAATGTCTTGTACTTCTTCAGCTTTAGCTGCTGATACCACGTCCTGCTCTCTAATTGATATACCAGCGTACTCTAAAATCTTAATAACAAGATTAGCAAAATCATCAAGCGGTAGCTCAAAGTCTACGTAGTTAGAGTCGTTTGGATTAAAGAACGGATCTCCAAATCCATTAACTAAGTAAGTCCATTGTGGATCTCTTGGGTATCTTAAGTACTGACTAGTTACGTTTGTGGTTATTGTGGTGGGGTAAACCAATATACCATTCTCATCCATTGTGTATACTGGATAAGCGACAGTTGGAGCAGTTAGGTTTGAGTTTACTAAGTTTAATATCTTACGATGACTTACCTTTTCTACCTCTTTACTGTTGTTGTATATAACCTTTTCTAAGAAAAAGTAATCGACAGGTAAATTGAATTTGTTTGTACCGTTATTATAGGTTAGACCTGTGAATACAGAAAATGAATCTATAACCTCGGCCATATTCTTAGGAATATCAGTATATCCCTCTCCATGCATTCTAGCGTTCTGCTTATTGATTGCATTGCTATAATTAAACATGTACTGACCAAAAATCTCAAGCTGTGCCTGCTTAGCAAATTGGTTGAATTCCAATGGCGTAATAAAGCCACGGTTATCCTTGCTGATTATAGAAAGTACTGTATTTCGAACGTCATTGATCATCTGACTGCTTTTGTACAAAGATAAATAAAAAAAGGCACTCCATTAGAAGTGCCCTTTTAGTAGTAGTTAGCTTTAGATTAAGCTACATCGATGTCACTAACAGCCTGTGGAACAGCTACGTCATAAATAACATTTGTCCAAGATGTTTGCAAAGAAGCAGCAATTGCAGCTTGAATTGCGTCACGCATACTAAAAGCAACTTGAGCAGCATGAGTCAATGTAACAACTTTACCACCTGCATAAGTAATTAAAGTTGTAACAGCAGTTGCAGAATCAGAAGCTGCTTCAACTAAGATTACATTGTTAGCAGATACTAACTGGTTTCCAGCACTTGTGACTGGGATAGATAAAAACTTTTCCATTTTCTAAAAATTTAATGGGTTAAACAATGCTCAAAGTTAATCATTTCCTGAAAACTTATCTTCAAGGAATTTGAATAGCTCTATACCTTCATCTGATTGCAAGTGAGACGCAAGTGCGTGGATATGATCATGCCCAAATGGAACGGTCATTAAACGCTTCTTATTGTCTTTTAGGTTGAAGTGGATGTCTTTGTTTCCACGGAATGTAAAGTAACCTGTAGAAAATGCACGAGCAGCCATGTTATTCACCTTTAAAAGTGGATCAGATGCGGCTTCCATGAAATCTTGAGGATATCTCTTAGCAAACAACATCATGTCACGCTTAATCTCAGCAGAGCTCATTAGATCAACGTTACCGTTTAATACCAATCTAGCAATTGCTTCGAGGGTACTTAAGTCTTTGTCAGCTAAATCACGTGCAAGTAATAACGCATCAATCTCAGAGAATAACTCTTGTACGTCTTCTTGTGCATCACGCTCAGCATCAAACTCGTAAAATTCAGTACCATTACCTGGGTGGTAATGTAAGAATTCTTGTAATACTGGGTTGCTTTTTGGAACTGTAAGAACACCGTCTTCAAATACAATTGGCTCAACAATTACGTTAGCATCTTGATCATCTTGAAATGGGCTTCTTGAGTTTCTCGCATATCTTAACGGATGGTTAGCGTTGGTTTCTTCATCATAATAAAGCAAACGCTTGCGAGGAGTGTCTTTGTGTGCAATGTAGTAGCTCAGTGGAGCTTCTTGCAACTTTAATAAATATGTCCTATCCTTAGGCTCTAGTTTTACTCTGTTCATTTGATATAATTTAAGTTATTGAAAAAAATAGAGAGGGGCCGTAACCCCTCTCGTATTATTGGTCTTCTTATCCTTTGAAGATAAAGAAGTTGTTAGCACCCATTGTACAAAGCGCACGCTCTGACAAGAAGTTGACCTCCATAGCATCCAAGTCGCTAGTCTGTGCACCACCGGCAGAACCAGTCATCCAAGTTTTGTAACGACGGTTTTCAGCTTCAGAAGCACGGTAACGAACGTGAAGGAATGGACGTTTTGCATTCTTACCAAGTACTTGATCGTAAACGCTCATTGTACCAGCAGGAACCAAGACACCATTGATAGCACCACCAACGATACCACCACGAAGAGTTGCGTCGTTAAGGTATTTCCAATCAGTCTTGTAGAACTCATAACCACGACGGAATCCAGAGAAACCAAGGTTAAGGGCCATTTCTTCGCTGTTGTCAAACAAACCGTAAGAAGTACCACCAGCACCGTAAGAGTTCTGAGCAGCCAACATATCGTCGATGTCGAAAGAGAACTGACGGTTCAAGAACAATACGTTCTCAGCGATAGCACCTTGCTTGTCAAGACGTTGTACGATTGTATCGAAGTCACCTAAAGAAGATGGGTTACCACCTGCCCAGATATTACCACGAGATTCAATAGCAGCAAACATACCTTGAGTACCGGCAGCTGTAGAACCAGCGGCAGAACCAGGGGCGGCAGCTGTAGATGGAGAAAGATAAGCTAATGCATCAGAACCAGCTTCAGCTCTAACACCTTCTACCATTGACATCTCTAAATAATCTTCGTAACGTAGACGAGTTTCGTGCTCAGACTTCATGTACCAGTAGTAACCAGTAGCGCCGTTTTCAGTTGTTACTTCAACCCAACCAACTTGAGCCATGTCAGAACCAGAGACAGTGTACTTGTCTTTGATGATGATTGGCTTGTTGTCAAAGAAAAGGTCTTGTGCTTCCAAAGAACCATTCATACCGCTAGTTCCTTTACCGAATTCAGATCCGTAAACAAATGCAGTTACAAGCTCAGTTGTAATTGTAAATGGTGAACCAGAAGCGTTATAGAACTTAACTGTGAATGTAGATCCGTCAGAAGCAACTGCACTAACAACAGCCTTAGCTGCATTAGCACCGATTGTTTGAGAAGACAAGAATACAGTTTGGTTTACACGGAAGTTACACACAGTAGCCACAGGCATGTTGAATGTAGCTGTGTCTGATCCAGCAGCAGATGCAGGAACAACGCTGGTGTACTTTGTGTGAAGACGACCTTGTTCTGCCCACTTGATGAGGTCAGAGTTAGTAGGAAGTTCTGCACCTACCATACGCAAGAAAGATGCGATTGAACGGTTACCATAACGCTCAAA